AATATTCAATAAATCTACTATTACCTGCGTCTCTTATCTCACGGGTAACTTTTGTAGTATCTTTGAAATCTACAGGAACCCACTCTGCAAATTCTGTAAACCTATCACCTTCAATTAAACTACCAGTTCTTAAATAATACACCCCAGCAACAGTAATACCTGTTTTAGCAGTGTTTCCGGAAGCAACAAATGTATGGTCCTGAGAGAAAGGTGATATGTTAAAAAATATTTTATTAGTTTTAACATCATTTGCTAATATCATATATTCTATAGCATTTCTAGCAGTAGAACCATCCGTACTAACAAAAGTGCTTGTATTCATACCTGAAACACTAACTTCATAATTTAGTGATAAACTTGCTGAACTTGAATAATTAAGATATGCTGAAGTAGTATAATCTTTACTTAAAGCATTCTGGTCAATATAATAATACTTATCAGCTCCTCCAAGTGGTGGAGCTGCTCTGTAAACAAATTTAAATGCATCTAAAGCACCTTCAGTACCACCCGCAGTTTTTACATTAACTCTTGCTAAGTGATTATAATCATAAAATCTGTTAAAATCATCTAAAGGAAACTGATTAGCTTTCGTTCTACTTTGATAGTTATCATCACCAACACTACCAACAGTTTGATTATAAGTAGAAGGCGCATTTGCAGCGGTGTTATCTAAGTTGAAAGCTTTGTAAATCTTACCACCACCACCACCAGTATCAGGTTTAACACCGTCAGGTCTTGGCATATATGTGTATCCTATTTCTTTAGTTGACAAAGTAGTTTTAGTGTCATCTTTTAATGTAGTCCCGTTTGCAGTTTGCCATCTTTCACCATTTGGACCAAACCATATTTTACCATTATCGATATAATAATCAGCAATAGATTGATTAGAGGCTTTAGAAGTACTTTGTGTAAAATCTAATGTAACATTTCTTTCACTACTTTTCTTTATTGGGTCTCCATTAGAAACGTAAGTTATTGGAAAATAAGGAGTACTATTAGCATCTACTTCAGCGTCACTCTGTGCTATCAAAAAAGTTTTTATTTTGTTAAAATCATTTACGTTAACATTAGTGTCTCCAATACGTTTTACAGTTAACTGTTTAAATTCAAGTATTTTAGTAACTTTACCTAAAGCAGCTAATTTAGTAGCAGATACAGAATTAGTGCCATTATGCATAACAGCAGTCAAAGTTCTAATTTTAGTACTCAACCCTGTGTCAAACCTATCAGACTGACCATCATTAACTTCGTGAGTTTGAGGCGCAGTATCTAAATAAGTTATTTCAAATAATATTTCAATATCAGCCATATTACTCGTTGATAAATTGGTCGGAGGTCTATAAAGATAAACATCTTTAGGTCCTTCATTAAATATGCTATTATCTATACCACTTTTTACAACTTTATTTTCTACACGTATCACACCAGATGGTGTACCATCACTAACAGTTATTTGGCCAATACTAGTCACTTGTTCTCTGGGTTTAGGTATTGTAGTAGGAGTTTTAGAGTTATCGTATAAATATTTAGAAATTATACCTTGATTGTTAACAGTTCTTATTACTGGGTAAAATACACCTACTTTATTATAGATGTGAGTCATAGTGATGCTGTTACTGTCAGTCTTTAATCTTTCCCATTGATATATTGCATTTTCAACAGAGTTATCTTCACCATCATCCCAATCAACGTAAATCCATTCAACGTCATCATCATTAAATGTAATTGTAGCTGTAGCTTCAGTTCCTACAGTGATTGTATTATCATCCCAAGTTAATCCCATTAATTGACCCCCGTTACTTTCCAAGCTGCGATGTCAGATTGTCCTATGGTATCTTCATCAGAACCTTTTATGTTATGGTAATCAAATGCAAATAATCGAGCTTGATAGAAATTACTCTTACCAGAGTTTAAGTCTGGTAAATGTGAAGTATTTAAAACATATTTCCTACCATTTGGAACAATATAAGCTTCAGTCTCTAAACAAAATATTTCGTTATAAAGACCGTCAGCTCTATCATCATTGTCTAAATCAGCACCTATAGCTATATTACCAGAAGCAACAAATGAAGTAGTGTAGTCAGCACTGTCTTCTTGTTGACCATTAATAAATAATTTTAAGTTGTTATTTTCTCTATCTTTATTGTAAGTAGTATAAATAGCAAGAGGTTCTATTCCATTACAAGCGTATGTTTGCGTACTAGTTAATGTAGCAGTGCTAGTTCCACTAGCAACAGTTACTACAACTTGTTTACTAGAATTTATTTTAACATCAAATATATGATGAGTGTTAGTCAAATGACTTGAAGATACAGCAAATAAAGTATCATTACTTGATTGTGGTCTAACGTGCATTCCAAAGGTAAAAGAGCCAGTGCTACCAAACGCAGTTTGACTATTGGTTAACCTTGGTCCAATGCTACTTCCGCCACTATGAGCATAACCACTGAAACCTTCTATATGAGGACAAGTACTTCCTGCGTTAAAAGCAGTAGGCGAATCAGGAAAATTATCATAAGAAGTGTAAAAGATAGGATTGCTTCTATCAGAATAATCATTATAGTCACTAGGTGCTTCATCTAAAGGTGCATAAAAATTCATAGTGTGATATTTATTAGATATATGTTTATTGTCAACTATAAGTAATCTATACCAAGGTCTAGAACCACCTTTTTCATCCCAATTAAATGTAACGGTATTTGCGTTTCTAGCTATAGTATCAATATCGACACCTTGTTTTAACAAATCAAAAGAAGGGTTTACTCGGAAATCATTTATGACAGGTGGTGTAGTTTTAAAACCAAATATCATCGTTGCACCTCTTCCACCATTAACTCTGTGTGCTGAACTACTTTTAAAACCGGCTTGAGATATATTAAGATTATACAACGTCCTGTCAATTTGTTTGAAAGGTGTCATCATAAATGTAACTTCATCACCTCTGTTTAATTTAGATGCCCTCGTAACATCTGAAAGGTCAATAAAATTAGTACCACTAACTAATAAATGTCGTGCTACGTAACCATCTAATTTTTCTATACTATCATTGTCAGCTGGTGTATAAATTCCAAAACCATAATCTTTTTGTGTTTCTACAACACCATCTAGAGTGTTAGTTCTTAAGTCCCACATATTTGTATATTGTGGTGTGTCAGAATATAAAAATTCATTATAAGTAGTGCCATAACTACCAGTAGCAGATAAAAGTTGTGCAGAAGTGTAAGTTCTTTGAGCACCAGCTCTAAGTTCAAGACTTGTAGATTTATACCAATCAGTACCCCATTTACCACTGCCAGTTATACCATTGTCTGGTACAGCATTCATTACAGTTACATTCAACCAATATTTGTAAGGAGATATAGCACACCTTGAATAAACATCACCATCAGTATTACCAAAGATTGCATTAATACTTCTGTTTAAAGTCACTTCTTTTTTCCTATCATCTATTGCAACTACTTCTAACGGAAAAGTATCAACTGCTCCTATCTGACGACTAGTTCCTGTACCTGCCCAATCTTCTCCAAGTTCATAAGCTATGTACCTACTTCCGGAAGCTAATTTAAACGGATTAATAGTATCTACACTAATAGTTAAACCATCAGAGCTTTTGCTTAATATTCTAGCTTGAACTAACGGGTTTTCTCGTCTTGTCCAATCGCCAGTGTCTGCCCAATTCTTTCTATCACCACCACCTCCAGCGCCATTACCTAACTGAAAGTTAATATTACCCTTTTGTCTAAATCTTTCTACATCGTTTGGTAAACCACCAATAGAAATAGCAGTAGCAGTTCCAGCAGCACCCAAAGTACCCTTTGTACCACTAGCATCAAAATGTCCTTTTTTCAATATACCCATTTGACCAGAACCACTTACATAACCAAATTTAGTATAATGGTGATGTATTTGTTGCGGGGCGGGATTCATACATTGGAATGTACTCATTAACAAAGCATATTGACCATCTGAAGGTTTATTATCAAAACCAAAAGACATAAAACTACAAACTGGCATATCTGGTTTCATAAAATAATTATCGTGAGAGCTTGTTCCTGAAGTTTCAGGGCTAGATGTTGCTTTACCCATAGGCACATTTCTCATAGGATATGGTATGGTGAGTTTAGCAGGTGATTTATTTCTAGCATTGTAAGTAGCATTGGAAATTCTATGATTTAAATTACGAACTGAAATGTTGTCTAAACATATTTGTTGTCTAACATCAATATTAGGCACAATATCAGTTACTAAATTTTTGTTACCTAACATAGGTGATGCTGTAGTATCAGTATTATTTATTGCTCTCATATTACTACTATTAATTACCATACATCGAGGAGCTAAAGAACCCGAACATACAGGAGTTCCACTTGGCCCTGCCATAGTTAATTCTAAAGATTTAATTGAACCATTGTCATTTAAGTGCGAAGGGAAATAAACTAATTGACTTTGTCTTCTAGGGTCTATTTTAAAACGTGCAGTTATCCATTCCTCTGTTGGTAACTCAACGTGAGCAGTAGGAATTCCATTTTTCTGCAAAACTCTACTATTATTTATGTATGTACCAGCAGCTTGTAAATTTAACTGACCTTGCATATCGAAAAATTTAATTGTGTCACTGTTAGTACTAGTTCGATATCCACCCATACCTAACATAACACCGGGACTTGCAAAACTATTATCTCCATCTTGAGTTCTAAAAATATAATCAAAAAATCGTTCTCCGGAACGATGTGGTATATTACTTAAAGTTATGTTAAAAGAACGTAACATATTAAAACTTTCAATACCGGAAGCACTTGAACTACCAAAAACTCTTCCTCCCATTTGTTTTATTTTAAACACAACTTCATATTCACCAGTTATTGTAGGAGTCTCAGGTCGATATGGAGCTGCACTACTACCACTACCTAATTCCAAAGGCACAATTTCAGGCATTGAATTTACCGCATATGTTATCTCTTGAGGATAATTATGTCCTGTGCTACTAGTACCCGGAAAAGCAGCCTTTTTAATCTCAGAAGCGGTAAAAGAAGCACCAGAATAATTTTCCCAAAAAGAATTGAACATCATAGATTGACCGCCAGTTTTAGAATCGTCAGTTGTAAATTCTGCATTAGAAAATGCGAAAGAATGAGTATCATCGCCAGTGCTTTCTAACGTTTGAACTTTAATATCATTCCAATTGTCAGTTTCATAATTAGTATTAAATATAGTATTTTCAGTATTAGCTTTTGCTAAAAAAGTTTCCTCTGACTGCATTTTAACTTGTTCTCTAGTTTCAGCTCTCCAATGGTCAGTTATACCAGTGTATGACCTCCATTGGTCTAAAGTAAATTCAAATTGGTCAGGGTCAAGCGAATCAAACATTCCTATTATACCACTGTGTTTTACACCATTATGAACCGTATATCTACCACTTGCAGGAACGTAACTCAAAGGTATATTGTCACCAACTTTTACAACATCTCCTACAACCAATTTACCCTCTAATTGTATCAAAGCATTTTGGTCTTCAACAAAAGATTTAAACCCAGAATAAGGTATGTAATATTGTTCTGTACTTAGTGTAACGTTATCCTTTATAAATTTAACATCTTCACCTAAACTAATATTTTCACCAGAAAACGTTTCTACTATGTTTGGTTTTTCATAATCAATAACAGAAGAAAAAGCAACCATATCATTATCGGCTCTTGTTGCAACAGTGCCATAAGTTAAACTATAATTTGTGTCTTTAAGTTTCCAAAGTTTTACCATAGGTGTTTCAAAATTTTCAGATAAATTCATAGTCAAAACATTTGTGTGAAAATAAACTTGAGATAGTTTACCATCTTGACCGTATGTTTCAGAACTTGGTATGTTACTAGATAATATGTAGTTGTTGGGACCACCAAAACTTCCAGAAGCTACATTTACAGCTTTTGATAAAATTGTTAAATCTCCTTTGTGACCATCAAGAATACCGTCAGCAGACGGGGTTACTCTTTTGTAAAATGTGTTTGGTTCAATCTTTATCATTTAATTACCTCACGTTCCATATCCTGAACTATAAAATGTATCATTCAAGTTATCTGTTCTAAAGTTAGCATTCTCTACATTTAAAGTTGTCGGTGACATACCACCCATACCGCCATTAAAAGCGTTACCCTGTAAAGATTGTGCGTAAGCATCATAACTACTTTGTCCACCATCAGCGCCTCCTGCACCCATCATTTGTGCAACACCTATACCTGTCAAACCTATACCTGCTTTAACACCACTAAAACCAGTAAGAGCAGAAGCAGCAGCTAAACCCATAGTTCCTTTGCCTATACCTTGTTTTGCAGCTTCTACACTAAAAGTACTTGCAAGTCCAACTTTTGACCTGAGTGCTGTATTACCAACACTCATAGCTCCTACAGCAGCTCTACCTACCCTAACAGCAGGAAGTATAGAAAATACAGTTAATGCAACACCAGCTACAGTTTCTAAAAGTCCAAGGAGTCTAGCTACTTGTTCATTACCTTGAGCTACAAATTGATTAAATCTAAATAACATATCTCCTGCCATAAAGAAAGCTGCACCTGTCATACCAACCATACGACTCAATAAAAAGAATTCTAATACACTACTTCTTGCAAATTCAGGTAACATTTCCATCAAACCTACAACAAGTCTTAAAGGAAGAAATAATATATTTAACATTCTGATAAAATCAAATCCACTAGCATTTAAACTGTTAATAAAGTCTAGTAATTTTTCTAAAATAACTGTAAATTGTTCAACAAATCTAGTAGCAACATCTCTCATTTGAAAACCAAACTCCGTTATCATCATAGTACCGTCTTCTAATTCAACAACAAATTTACTTCTAAACATTTTAACCATATCTAGTAAAGCTTTGTGGAAACTGTTTACACCCATTGTTCCATCTTCTTGAGCTTCACCATAAAGGAAAGCAGCCATCATTGCGTTCTTTGTAACCAATATTTGATTAGATAAAGACTCCATTTGTTTATCTGCCATTCTTGTAGCATCACCTTGCGCATTAGCAATTTTTTCTGTAACCTCTGCAAATTCTTCAGAGTTTTGTACTAAATGAACAAACGCGGTTGCACCACGAACGTTTAAGTCTGATATTAAAGTAGTTAGTAATTCAGTGTCGTTAGCAGCTTCGCCAAAGTGTCTAGCAAATTCTGCAGCAATGTCAGTCATCTGTAATAAATTACCATTCGCGTCAGTAATATTGATACCCATCTCTTGGAACTTACGTGTGTTATCTCCAAGACTTTCAGCTAACTCTGCAAGTGCCTGTCTTAAACCACGACCTGCGATACCTGCTTCTAAAGCACGGTCTGTAAGTACAGCTAAACCACCAAGTAACTGTTCTACACCTTGATTAGTAGAAACGAAGAAAGGCATAGCAAACTTAACCGCACTAGCTAAATCTTGGTATTCTAACAAAGACTCGTTGATTGCAAGTGCGAACTGGTCAACAAGTTTACCAGATTCTTCAAACTCCATACCAAAACCTTTGATAGTCTGAATTAACAACTTACCTAGTGTTTCAGAGTCACCTTGTACAGCCATAGATAACTTCATAACATCTGCAAGAATCTGTTGAGACTCAGAAGCATCTAAACCCGCAGAAGCGAATTGGTACAATGCTTGAGACATATTGTCGTATGTCAGTGCATATTGTAGACCTACATCTACAACTTCGTTAGATATACTGTATAACTCATCGTTACTTACTTGAAATATAGAATTTGCGTTGACTAGCTCATTCTCATATGAAATCAAACTGCGTGCTACTGTTTGTATTTGAAAACCTAAAACAGTCAATGCAGTAACAGAAGTAGTGACAGAGTTGTGAAATACTTCCATAGCCCCACGAGCTACACTTGTTAACTTAGCATTAAATTGTTCAAGCATTTCTTCAGGTGATGTAATACCTGCGTCTACTTCAGCACCACCTAACAGTGTTCCTAGGTCAGATAAATCTTTACCGCCAAACACACCACCTCTTTTACTTCTATTCAGAGCACTAAGTTCTAGTTGTTTGTCTACTTTTGAAATAGCCCCGCCAGTGATTCTATCTAAAGTTTGTAATTCTGATTGTAAAGCTTTGATGGCATCACTAGATTGGTCTTTAGAAGCCTTTTGAAATATTAAACGTGCTTTAAGTAAAGACTCTTTTGTTTTTTGTTCTTGAGCTCTAGCACTTTTACCTTGTTCGTTTTTACCAATAAGCCCAATTTTTTTAGCTCCAGCGCCAAACTCTTGAGCCATTTTATTATAGGCAGATTTAGGCGGTAGTAATAGTCTTAAACCTACATTACCCATAAAGAGAGTGCCTAGAAACCCTGCCATTATTATCTTATATCAAATCTTTAAATGATTTTTTCTCCTCAACTGTTTTGTAATACTTTCGTTTCTTTTCTAAATATCGGGCGTATTGACCTCTTATCTGAGGTTTATTCTTTGCCATATTATTTATATCAGTGTCATCATAGCCATCAAGACTATGAAGTAGTTGATACTCAGTATATGCAACTAGAATGCCTTCTAATTCTACTCTTGGCGTTTCTTTTATCTCATTCCAAGATAAACCTAAGTCTTTCATCAACGGGATGTAGAGAAGTACAGGTTCCGGTGCTTCCCTCATCCAGTAGTAAAATTTTCAGTTATCTCCTGTTGATAAGACAATATTTCAGATGTTATCTGATAACGAAGAGTTACAGGTACCGTAGACCAGTTTTCTTCTGTTAAAGTAACGCCATCAGGATTTTTATCATTAGCTTTCTTTATCATTGCTAATATCCTTTCAATTCCAGCTTCAGTAGCCCAGTCCTGTTTTTCTTGTTCAGTAGCAGTTTCGGGCAGTGCTTTTAGATTAGGTTCCTCTTTCTCTGCAAGTTCGCAGAATTGAAAATGAAAGTCCTTTCCTCTATACGTAACTTTACCAGTTTGTACTTGGTCTGTTAGTTCTACTAGCTCTTCGATTGTCCATACATTTGCGTCTTCAGTCATTCGTGTTCTCCTTATTCACTTTATATTTCGTCTGTGCCTGTAATAGCTGTAGCGGCAGTAACTGTGCCATCTCCAGATATAACAGGTTGGACGTATGAATAAAATTCAATTGTTTCCTCTTGTGCATTGTTAGCATCAAGAGTTCTCGTGTGTGCTGTGATACAGCAATTTCTTAATGTAATAACTTCACCTTCACCATTAGTGGTGCTAGATTTAAGTTCTAAATGTAATCGGTAACCAAAGTTTTGGTTTTTAGATGTTCTAAGACCATCGTGTAGTGTTTTAGTTCCTCCAGTGCCATCAGCAGAAGCAGAATCAAAAACACCATCTCTTGCAGGTGTGTTAAACAAAGCATCAAAGAAGTTCTCGCTTACCTTTCTGGTAATTGTTAAAATCAATTCTTTTTTAATTTCAGCTTGTAAGTTTGTATTTTTACCCATATAAGATATTTCTTCTTGTCTGGTTCCGGGTGTAAAGTCTACACCAATAACATCAGTTAGTTTTGACGCAGCAGTTAATCCAGTACCTCTTTTTGGAATAACGGAACTAAAGTCGGCTCCATTGTTACCAATACCGTTTGTATTGGTTAAGTCACCGGTAGCAGTAACATTAGATGCTCCTCCACTAACAGTGTAAGTACCGTGTTCGGTTGTCATATGAACGTTTACATCACTTCCTAAGTAGTATACCATATTTAAATATCTCCTGAGCCTGTTGCCGTATCAAGGTTAGTTGTAGTAACTGCACTAACTAATAAAGGTGTAACCATACTTGTAAATTCTAATGATTGTTCTTGGGTGCCATCTGGAGTTAATGTTATATTGTTTGCAGTCATTTGACAATTTCTCAATGCAAAAATTTCTTGTGAAGCTTTTAGTTTAACAAGTAATCTGTATCCTATATCAGTACCGGGTTCTTCTAAACCAGTTCTCAAATTAGAACCACCACCATTAGCTTTTAGTCCATATCTACCAGTGTTACCGTCTTCGTCACCAGAATAAAGTACATCAAATACGACATTCTTTCTTTTGAATGTAAGTGTTAAAGTTGTATTTTTTCGGATTTCAGCTTTCAAAGGAGTGTTGTGACCTAGATAGTCAATATCTTCATCCATTGCGCCAATTCCTAAATCTACACCAGTTATATCTACTAAAGCGTCTCCGGGAAACTCTTGGTTAGTATCATTCAAACTGTTAATACCAAGTGATGTTGTAGGTGATGTAGCACCTTCTGCAGCAATTGTATATTTATTAGTAGTTTCTGTTATTTTTACAGAGTTACCTGCGAGTTCGGTGGTTATAATAACCTCCACATCTGAACCTAAGAAATATGCCATATTTGGAACCTCTACATTTATTTAGTCATCAATTATATTTAAAGGTTGTGCTACTTAGCTCGTATACCTAGTGCCAAAAAGAGATGACATAGCGGTTCTAAAATCTGTAAAAACGCCCTGTCTTGTTAAATTAGCTGCTTCTGCTTGTTTAGTTCCTACTTTAGAAGTATAAACAAACGGTCTAATTGATGCAGGTGATTTCCACGTTTTTATATCTCCTGCCCATCTGTGACTTCTTTTACCTACAAACACTTTATCACTAGCCCAAGTAAAATACCTTTGGGAAAACATAGTTTTGTTTACTTTATCTTCTAATGTTTTACTTTCTGCAATCCACTCCATAGCCCACTGATGAAATGCATTATTATTAGAAAATTTAGTTTTAGGGTCAAACATATCCTGCCAAGTTCCTGACTGAAATGAACCACCATATGCTTCGTTAACTAAAGTAGATAAATGAGTAACGAAATCACCTCTAGACATTATATTAGTATGCATAGTAGGAGCAAAGGGTGTATCAGTAACTTTACCCGGATATCCTACGTGTAATAATTTATTAGCGTAATAATTTCTATATTGTATAAGTTTACCATCATACTCAAATTGATTTTTGCCACTCATCATTCTTAATGTACTTCTAGCTGCTTGACCAGCTTTTTCACCTAACATATGATTAGCTGCAGCTTGTCCTATATCCATATTTATACCTACATCTGGTATTAGACCTCCAGATAAACCTATTTTATCACCCTTATTACTCAATCCTAAAATAAGTAAATCACCAGCACCAGTAGGTATTGCAAATTCGTAATAACCCTTTTTCTTTGCATCCTTTTCAAATCTTCTTTGAGCCTGTCCTCTTAACTCGAATTGAGTATCTGGATTGTTAATTTCTGCCCTCATTTGTTGTAATATAGGAACAAGAGCAACAAACCTGTCTTTAGCAGTTTTACCTCTTAAAGCTTTTACACTAGTTGGTAAGGATGATAGTTGGGATGCTATAACTTTATCACCCTTTGTTTGTTCACCAAATCTACCTATCAAAGTTTTTTCGGTAACATCTAAACCAGTACTTGTTTTTGTATTTGGACTCAAAGCACCAAGCATTTTACCTTCTTGTGCTTTAAAAAATTTATCAAACATCTTACCTTCAGGGGTTAATTTACCATTTTTATTTCTGTATATAACATCTATTTGTTGTTCTTTACCAGCTCTTTTAGGCATCAATTGTTTTACTTTATCTACTATTTTTTTCTCTGTAGGCCTTTCTTTAAAAGATTTCATTTTATGTAAATGTGGTGCTAAATAAATTAACTTCTCTTCTGTAGACCTAGCAGTTGTATCTCCAGAACTTCTGATGATTGCTTTGTATCCTATATCCCCCATACGGTCACCAGTCTGTCTTTTTATTCTCATTAACAAGTCCATAACAGCTTCTTGTGATTTACCAACAAAATTATGTTGCATCAAAGCTTTATTGTAAAATCTGTGCACTCTCCTCATTAGTTCGTCAGAGTCTTCAGTTTCTTCATCCATACGCAAATCGCCACCAACTCTACTACTCCAAAAATAATGCGCAGCTCTCCAATTATTCCTAGGGTCACGTTCGTTATCACCGGGTCTTTTTTTAGAAAACTCACCAGTTCTCCAGTTAAAACTAGTAGTAGATGGAGGTAATTGTTTAGCTTTAAATCTTGCCCAAGTAAGCCAACTAAAAGTTTTTTTCTTAAGATATTCTTTATCATCAACGTTGTTAGGCGAATACTGTGGTTGCCATCTAAAACTGTATCTTTCGTTGGGATTCTGACCTACCCTACGATACATATACTTTACAACATTATCTCTTTTGCGTCTGTATAAAACATTCAAACCAATTCTTATTAATCGTTTACTTCGTTTCATCTATAATTTTTAAAAACTACTGAATAAACACAACTACCACCATACAACTCTAACTCAGGGTCATATCCTATATCAATCCAATTTCCTAAGTTTCTTTCTACAATCTCTGTTGTTGCAGTAGAAAAATCAGTGTCAGTTATACTGTTAGCAACATTTAATAATAAATAGTTTAACAACCTCCTTTGTTTGAACATTGTATCAGGACTACCGTTACCTGTGGTATCTATTTGTTTTTGTGAATTTTTATCTATTATAATATGAAAAGTAAATACTAAACCAACTAACTCCCCTGTTTTTGTTTCGCCACCAAAAGATACTTTCTCACCCATAAACCTATCAAACTCACCTGAACTTGTTAACTCCATAACTATACAAGGATACTCAGCATCGTTTGCCTCTGGAAACTGAGGGTATACTCTAATCCCAGAGTGGTCTGCGCGTAGTTTATCTATGATTGCTCTTTCTATAATATTAATGTGGTCTTGTGACATTACTTCTTCTTCCTTTTACTATTTCTTTTTCTTGCAGCTGCAGCCTTCCTACCTTTCTCAGGATGCAACTTATTGTGTTTTGCAGGTGTTACCTTTTGTAAGTTAGAACGTCGAGCGTTCTTTGCGGTATGCTTACCTTTGTTTTTGTGATGTACTACCTCACCTTTACCTGCGTTAGCTTTACGTCTGTAGTAGTGTGCAGATTTACCACCTTTCCAAGAACCATTAGCTTTACCATAACGTGCCATCGGAGACTTCTTACTCCAACGCTTCTTACGGTTAGTTGAAGTATCTTTAAACTTCTTACGGGCGGTTGTACGCGGTGCCATATGCTTGCCTCCTACTATCCCTGCGTCCTTCAGTTCTTACACAACTGAGTGACATAAATTCATCATTGTAATCGTTAATCTCGTGTATACTCCATTCAGCAGACTTGTAATACTTAACATCTTTGATGGTTAATTTATCTGCGTTATCGCAATTGAACTCTAATCTAAATATCCTTAAATCATTAATGTAGTTAAATGATGCACCACTAGTTACAGGTGTGTTATGTCTGGTTCCATTTTGATATATACTTGCACTTGTAGTGCCTGAAGTAAATGGTAAATCAACAGTCAAATAAGTGTCATCTAATAATACAAAATTATCATTATCCCAATTGACTCTGTATGCAGAACTAGTACCTCCGTGGTAAGACCTAATTGCTTTTAGTTCTACACTACCACTACCTTTGATTTTAAACTGTAATCTGTCAGCTGCTAAAGTGTTTATAGCTGAAGTTTGAAAAAGTAAATTACCATCGCCAGTTGCAGTAAGTGTCAAAGATTCACCATCTGAAGCCACGCTACCTGTACCAGTCCATCCTGTAGTCCCAGTAGTAGGAACTTGATACACAGTCCTATCATAGTCTATAATCTTGTCAAATCCTTCCGGTTCATTGAATGCAGTCGCCCCGCTAAAGTTTGGGAAGTTTTTAAGAGTACCTAAATTTGGTAAATATATATTTGCTTTACCAGTAACATTGTGTCCTGCACGTTGTTGTACAAAACTTTTGTCTGTTTTGTTGTGTATGTAAGCACGAACATCTGGCACAATTATTTCTTGGGCAGATATAGTATCTGTTTCTACACCGTAATTATCTTTACCGTATACAGGAGGTCTATAGTATGTAACTTTGCGAGACTGTCCAGTCTGAAAGCTTAGGCGTTTCAAAAGCCCTGACATATTGATTCCTATTTTGCCCATACTTAATTACCATAGTTTACACCGCGCGGTCTCTTACGGATATTCTTCGTACTGTCCTCACCAGTAACGTTCTTGTTCCAGTTGACAGTTCCAAGGTGTGGGTCTGCATTGTAAGTTGTTGTCTTGATACTTACACCCAGCTTGAACCTCAACATCTCTAAAGCAAGGTCTATAAAATACCTATACTCTTTTGTGTCATAATAAACTTCGACATCAGCTAATCTGATTCTTTCGATACCCATTCCGTTTTCAACAACAGAAGCTAAGAAACACGTGTAGTATACAACTACTTGGTCATATCCTGCATCTCCACCTAATGTATATGTTAAACTACTTTCTGCTTGAAACCAGTCTACAGACATATTACCTAAGATATCGATATTCTCATTATCTAATTCTTCTGATGATATACCTGCTAGTAATCTAACTTTATTTCTAAAAGCCGCATTGAATGTTACACTTGCCATCTACATCATCCCCATTGCACCAGCACCACCAGCGGCTGCTACTACAAGAGCTAACCATCGGTGTAACTGATTCTTAATATCATTTTCCCACAACTCGTGGTGATGAAGGTGATTTGTAAAAAGAGTTTCAAACTTATCCATTCTATTGTAGATGTTTTTTATACGTTCATCTACTCGGATAAGCAACTGTTCTTTTTCTCCTTCATCCATATTTAAATATCCTCAAATTTGTATTAAAAGGTTTGGCTTATTCTGGAACCAAATGGTTCGCGTTGTCCAAACTAGGTCCTCCTAACCTTATATCTCTATCCTCTGCCGTGTCTGTTTCTAAACTTAAAGTTGTGTCGTGTCCGGGTGTAAATTGTATAATATCACCAGTACAGTTTGTTACAGTGCCTACAACAGTAAGTTCTTCATTAGTAACATTTAAGTCATCTATATCTCCAACTATCTGAAAACCGTTTTGTGATTCAAAAGGAACTTTTTGTCCTGAAGCATCACCACCTACTGTACATCCGGGACCTGCGGTGAAAACTGAAGTAGATTGTGATTCAAATCCACCTGAATTATCATTTAACACTAAAGCACCAGCGCCTAATGCAAATGCACCTGTCCCATTCATATCAACTACTTTTGCAGTTATTGTTTTATCATTAGCGTTAAAAGTTCCTCCACTATTTATTAACAACTCTGTTGTAAGTGTAAGGTCTCCTCCTGCGGTTGCAGTTCCGCCTGACTCCATTTGTATTTGTTTTGTGGTTAACGCAGGAAGAGTAACTGTGGTAGGATTTGCTACAATTAAATTCTTTAAATTTGCTATACTTGTTGCCGCTGTTCCTACTGTAAATGTTATACTACCTCCTTGAAGAAATAGTTTTTCATTTTCTTCAGAAGCTAATGAACCAGCTATGCTTACGTTACCATTTATTTTTAAGTCATTACCAGTTGCACCAACGCCATCTAATGTTATAGTCCCAGTACAAGATAAATGTTTTAATTCTTCATTATCTAAAAAGAATATCTTTTTGCCAGTACCAGACATAAGAAGCGTAGAACTGCCTTGTGTAAATGTTCCTGCTCCTGCCCAAAATGCACTTGTTAATGTTCCTGTGTTTGTATTTGAGCTACTATCTTCTAATGATGTTCCTGAACCTTCGTCACATTTATATCTAGCTACTAAACCTGTTGAACTTGCTAAAGTTCCCCCTTGAAACATATCAGTTCTTATTTGCGCTTGAGTTTTAGCAACATTAAATAATCTTATTTCATCAAGCGAACCTGTATAATAAGTAGCACTACCTTCAGAACCTAAAATTAATTGACTTGATGAAGTAGTCATTGTACCTGTTTCTGCCAACGTATTTTCTAATTTACCATCTACATAAATTTTCATACTTGTTTGGTCGTACGTTGCTGCAATATGATGCCATTTATCATCATTAACTGTCGAGGTTCCTGCAACTGTTTTGTTAGAACCTGTGAATATTAAGAAATTAGCTTTACCATCTTTGGTTTCTATTCTGTAAAAACCGCCTTGTTTAACGACAAAAGTTCCTTGTGCATCTGTAGTTTTGAACCAACATTCTATTGTTAAAGCTGTTGTAAAATCTAAACTGTTATCATCCGCAATAACCACTTGGTCATCAGTTCCGTCAAATGTCAAAGCACTTGCGCCAAGCAGACCACCACTGGTAGTAAAATCTCCTGCTACTGTCGTAGTGTAACTTCCTGCGTTATATGTTGCCCCTGCAGCTATTACCATATCTCCTACAGTTGTATTATCATTCGGTGCAATAATTCCTGACATACACACTCTTTTTGCAGCAGTGTTGGTAAATGTCCCTGACTCAGTAGCACTACCTGCTCCAAAATTAGTACCCATCCATTTCCATTGGCCATCACTCATATCGTTAAAACCTGCGGTGTTATTGATTATTGCAGCAGTGCTAGTATTTTGTGTAGTCCCATCAATATTTACTTGATTACAATAAATTAAAGCACCATCACAGTCTATTGTTCCTGAGTTAGTAAACGTGCTACCAAACCTAGCCCTTTGTCCATTAAAATCTAAAGTATCTCCACTACTTACTGTTACGGCATCAAACTCACAATCCCCATCTAAGGTAACTTTAGTTCCGCCTCCTCCAGTTGAAGTATCTCTTTGGTAATCTATAAATTTAATATTTATTTCTGTATCAGGAGCTTCGTTGTTCCAATCAATAGGGTCTCCTGAACCTGAATCCAATATGGCTGGAAATAATACATTCTTACCGTGAACGTGAGCAGGATTGCCAGTGCTAGTTCCAGCAGGCCTAATACCTCCTGATGACCAACCAGCCGTATATGTTCCTTGTGAAGTGTCTGTTCCTAAAGTTAAAGTCTTATTAGCCGCTAAATTCATAAAACCTGCGGTGTTTGTAAATGTATTTTCGACTGTAACATTATTTTTAAGAAACATATGATAACTGTTTGCTGCTCTGTTATGAGTTAAATTAAAAAATACAGGTTCTACTGTTCCGTTTTTATTAATCATTTGACTTACATCAGCACTATGGTCAAGTGTTACTGTTCCACTGTTATGTGTAAAAACTCCAAAATTATCCATAGTTACATTGCTTGTCACACCTGCAAGAGCCATATTACCTCTTGGTGCTGACAAAGTTCCGTTAGCTGCTATCGTAAGTGAACCGTCAAGGTCAAGAGTGCCGTTTACGCAACTTGCGTTTACTAATCCTGAACCTTGTGCATCATAATCTGTCCCTGTGCCTGAATCTTCAAAAGCACCTGCTGTGTTAGCTGTTGTTCCTGAAGTATAACCTTCATCAAGTTTCCAATGATGTAAAGGCGTTTGCGGATAATAACCTGAATAAAGTGAAGCTACTTGCTCATCACTAAAGTCGTAATCATATAATCTTAAATCTCTTAATTTACCATCAAAAAAATTGCCTGAACTATCCCAATGCCTTCCTATCTTTGCACTATCCGAAGTTGTTGCATTAATTTCTCCAACACTACTTACAGTTTCTTGTAATACTCCGTTTTGATATAAATATGCTTTATCATTAGCACCATCTTGAACTATAACATAGTGCATCCAAGTGTTTGTCGGATGAACCTCTCCAAACTGTGCTTTAAGCGCACCTGCGCTTGTATCTCTTAAAAAATAAAACGGCCTATTAGCTGTTCCAAAAGACATACCTAAAGCAAATGCGGTTTTAGAACCCGAATCTTCAAACCCTGTGTTAAATATACGAGTTTCGCTAGCATTGCCATCGTTGTAAACCCAAAGTGCAAATGTTTTTTGTGCAGACTCACTCCAAGATTCTAAAGGATTATTTATGTTAATAAAATCGTCACTACCATTTAACTCAACAGATGACAAAGCCAAACCCTCTACCTTTCCTTGTGTTACTGTAAACGTTCCATCTGTCGTTGTACTATTATCATATACATCTACACTGTATTCATCATATATCCAAGTACCGTTTGTCATTGTTGCATCATAATCGGTTCCTGAATCATCGTGGTCCGTTATAGTTTGACCACTGCCTTCGTTTATCTTATACCAAGCTTTCCTGTTGTCTATTCCAAACGTAGCTGAGTCTACATTTATCTTAGATGCTAATTGTTTTATTTCTGTTTCAGTAAGTAAATCTCCAAAGAATTTAACATCTGCCACATTACCTTTGAATAAATTTGCTGGACTTGCACTATTCTCACCGCCAATCAACCATTGAGCATTAGAAATTGCATTAGATGAATGAGAAGAAATGTCTTGCGTAATTTTAGCTACTCCATTGACATACAATACTGCGTTAGCACTTCTATCTAATGTAATCGCAATATGTGTCCAACTTCCTAAATTACTAGGGTCTATATCATAATTACCACTGTTACTTGCACTTGATACTCTAAAAAACAAATTTTCTGCACTGTTAACTCTTAATGTAAAACTATTAGCAAGACCTGCTTGACCTCTATTTATTAAATGTTGTTCAGCAGTAGATATAGCACCTGCTTCAAACTTGACCCACATAGATATAGAAAAATCATTAGTTCCAAAATCTAAATCACTTGCAGATGGAACTGTAATATAATCATCACCGCTAAACTCTACAGTACTGTCAAGATTTACATTAACGTTTGCTGCTCCAAGATTTCCTTCTATTATTCCGCCCGTGCCGTTAAACTCTATATCGCTCATATCTAATGACTAGTTATTGTCCCTCCTACGTTTCTAAATGAACCATTTACTATGGTCTTACCACTACCACCACCACCTGTAAGTATAAGCTCTCCGCCTTCTACTACGATGTTTCCAAATGTATTAGTGTGAGTGTCGTTAGCCCCTCTACCAAAAGTTCCTGCTTGAACTAATAAAGTTCCTTTAACAGTCAAATCTCTACCTGTATCGCCTGTAGGTCTCATTAACCCTGAACCTAACTTTGTTAAATTATTTTCAATTATTGACCTATTGTAATTTACAGTACCATCGCTATCTACTATTAAATTGTAAAGGTCTACACCTGTGGTTCCTATTATATCTAAATTAGTAGAAGTATCGTGGTCTATCTTAACGGTGCCTTTGTTGTGTACAAACGAGCCATCATTGTTTATTGCATTTCCACCAGAAGATTCACTAGTAATAGTAGTAGTTCCGCTTGTTGCAAAATATGTTCCTGTGCTTCCTATTGTAAGACTTCCCATACTTGCGTTGTGTGATGCTGTATTTAATTTTAGAACACCTCTTGTAATTGTTACATCGTTTGCAGCTATAACACAATCTGTTCCTGTTTTTGGTCTAAACACAGCCTCGTGACTATCACTTGAACTTGAGTTTAAAATAAAATTATACATCGGATTAGAACTTACAGATTTTATATGTCCTGCGTTTGTCTGAGTTATAGTTCCATTGTTATGATTAAAATTTGTACTGTTGTTTTGAAATGACCAAGCACTTAACGTTCCATTAAGAGTTAAACTTCCTGACGCATCTGGAGCGTTTAATGTTCCATTTGCTGAAATAGTAATACTATCTACAGACACAGTTGAAGAATTACAAGTCAATCCTCCTGCTGCCGCTATAATTACATCTCCTGTTACTGTAAGTGCGTGATTACTTCCACTTGTTGTTAAAGTTCCTTGAGATATTGTAAGATTTCCTGCAATCATTAATGTATTTGTCATAGTAGCTGTTTGATTGCTGTTTAATACTAAATTATTAATTAAATCATTTACAGAAGATTCTAAATTATATGACGAAGCTGTAGTAATAGTCTGCGTTCCTGCGGCTGTATTAACTGAATCTGCTCCACCTATAATGATTCGATTACTCAATCCTGAACCGCCGTGCCCGTTTAATTCAGTAGCTCCTGAACTAAAAGTACACTTTGCTGCTGCATTATTGTCTACTGAAATACTGCCAATAGTATGTGTTCCAGAACCTCCAGCAAATGTTCCACCTTGTTTTACGTGTAATCCTAAACCATCTGTCTTACCAGAACCTAGACTTACTGTTGAAGTATTACAAGTTAATGTTGAATCATCGGCTGAACCGCCACCTGCACCTACTATAGTACTTCCTGTTACTGTAAGGTCTAAATCTCCGCCTGAATCTCCAGAAAGTGTGTTATATTCGCCAGCAAGTATTTTCAAATCACCTAACACTCTAAACGGACTTCTCCTGCTTCTTTGTATAGCACTTGCGTTATTTACAGTAAAATTATACGGCCCCTCATTACCTGAAGTAGTAGATTCCCAACTTATTTCTGTGTTACCTGCAAAAGTCATAATGATTGTTCCATTACTATGTGTTACTGTTGAATTTACATTAGTAATTATATTGCGATTGTCTCCTGTTTTTTCACTATCTACAGTTGTATCACCACTTGTAAAGTCCATTTTTGCATCACCAAAGTTTGCCACATTTATTGAGCCAATAGTATGATTTCCTGAACCTCCGTCAAAAGTACCACCTTTAACTACAGTTAAACCATAATCTGAAGTCAAACCAGAACCTAAACTTACCGTTGAATCATTACAAGTTAATGTTGCTTGGTCTGCACCACCACTTGCTGGCCCTATTCTAGTAGTTCCTGCTACTGTAACTGCATAATTACTTCCTGAATTAGTATTTAACTCTCCTAAAGTTATTGTAAGATTACCACTTATGTCTAATAAAGCACCAAGTGTAGCAACACAACTTGCGTGATTAATTGTAACGTGACGAACCTTTCCGCCTCCTTGTGCATAGAAATCTACAGTTGTAGCTGTTGGAGTTGTTATGGTTATATTTGTGTTTGTCCCAACAATAACTCCATCAATGTTTACGGCAAAACCATTACTTGTAGCTCCACTACCATCTGCTTCGCCTACTACTGTAAGCATTTCTGTGTTGCCGTTAAATTTTCCTCCACTTAGAACTGTAAAAGAGTTAACAGACCTACTTCCGTCAAGTACACAATCGTTTGTTACGTTTGCAATTATTACATCATCAGATGATGTGGGCACTGACCCAGTATCCCAGTTTGCCGCAGTTCCGTAATCTGTATCTGTGGAACCATCCCAAGTAACTACTGCCATATTTAATTATATGGACTAGACCTATAGGTTCTGAAGTACTGCATCGTAGGCCATAGCCTGCCCGTTTGTCCCACTAGCTGTGGCTGCAAAAGAAACTAAACCAGTTGTTGATATCGATTTAATAGAACTACTTGTAGCATCTACTGTAACTGTATCTCCAATCTGAGTCCAATCTGTTCCACCAACTGTACCAGCTCCGTTTCTACAGGTTCCGAATACTTTGACCGTGTGTGCTCCAGCAGCTTCGTTAACAAACTGCATAGTAATTCTTTCTGCCATCTTCACATCTGTTTTAGGAATGATTTCCTTAAATGCAGTGGATGGAGAGCTCGAAAAAGTATAACTTCCTGAAACGTGTGCAAACCTATCACTATAATTATCTAGCGCCATAAAAGACCTCCTTACACAATATTCGTCTCAATTGTATTTAAAGATTGTGCCTAAACTTGAGTGTTCTGCACTACATATTTAACAATGTTGGATGAAGCACCATCATCTATGCAAACTATTTCAGCCATACCTTGAAAAGTGCTATTCGATGAATTAGATTTCAAAGTAAACGTAGCAGCTGTCTGATTTATCTCCATATTATTAATTGGTCTAGATAACCTTACTATTGAAGGGAAACTACCCCCAGTTGAAAAGAAGAATCTAGTTTCCCAAACAACTCTATAAGTTTCACCCAAAACAGGAGCACCCGGTAAAGCTAAATCAACTATACCGCCATTTTCAGCTATACAAACATACTGAAAGGTATCCTCAGACATATTTACTGATGTTACCTGTGCAGGAACAAGTGATTCTGATTTTGTAGTAATCATTTTAGTAGGAGATGAAGTTACTGAACCAAGAACGTGTAATGAAGTATCAGGCGCATTTGTTCCAATTCCTACTTTACCAGTATCTGTGACACGTACTCTTTCAGTACCTGCTGTGTGAAGAGCCAAATCAGAAGTGTGTCCAGAAGTTATACCCAACTTAAGTGTACCAGCACCACTTTCAGTACCTAAAAACCAAGCTTCAGTGCTTTGTCTAAATCCTCGAATCATAGTGTCCATATTGCCCATACCAGTGGCATCACTATCTTCAAGTCTTATATCTACATTAGAACTTCCTTTAAGGTGTAATAAATCGTCAGGTGAAGTTTCACCTATACCTACTTTAGAACTTCTCAATACCATTGTTTTAGTTAGTGTTCCAGCAGTATTTGTTCTAAAAGTCAAAGAACCATCTTCTGTTGTAGTAGAAACATCTTCTGCACTAGAATATATATCAGCAAAAGTGTCAGAATTACCTGCTGAATCATCTCCTTTGAATTCTATATAACCTAATTCATCTCCGTCTGCTGGAGAAGCACTATTTTTATTAAATGTAAGAGACGCAGCAGAATCATCCGCGTTGGTGTTTTCCATAAGGAAAGTAGGTACGTTAGATGAAGAACTTTTTAAGTGTAATGTTGCAGATGGTGAAGTTGTGCCTATACCTACATTAACACCTTTTAAATTTAAAGGATTGTTAGAATATCCTGAATCAGTATAAAATTTAAATGTATCAGTAGAGAATCGTATAATAC